CTATCGATTGCGTCTTCTATGTCTCTTAACGCACTCTGGAGGGGTTCAGTATACATTCCACCACCAAATGTTAAACTGCCGTTAATTTCCTTCAATACACCATAGATTGCATCCAAAGCTCCTAAGACGTCGTTTAACCCTATTGGCTTAAGGTTATCCATCTTCTTGACATACTCATCTAATCGGGCATTTGTTAAATTCAACTCCTTTCTTATCTCCTCAAACTGCCTGTTTATTGCCTGAAGAGTGTTAGTAATTTGCTGGGAAACAGATGTCAAACCATCTGCGGCCTTAAGAAACTTCTCGCTTGCAACACTGATTTTTTCTACAATCTTGTCTAAGTCTTTTTCCGGTTTTGACTTAAATAGTCCAAACACCATTTTTCCTCCACCTCCATCATAGTATAAGATGAATAGGTTTATAAACTTTTTTGATGGTGGGGCTGGTAGGATTTGAACCTACGATTCCACAGTTCCAGGCTGTGAGGCCTAGACCAGGCTAGCTGACAACCCCATCAGATTATCTTTTGAAAAAGTTATATAAACTTTGTTTTTCACGTGATAGGAAAATGAGCCTATGACACCATCCTTCTTCTACACCTAAAACCCTCTGACAAAATTTATAAATATGTTTTTGGGAAGGAGAAAACGTGATAAGAAATGGATGAACTAGATAAAAGGTTGGCTGAAGTCTTTGACAAGGCTAAAGAGGTTGCTACCTTCAAAAGCAACGTCTACAAGACCTCTGGAAAAGGTTGGACACGGATATTATCATGTCAACCATCAAACTCAAGATTGAAAGAGCCTCAGTGTGCACTGACAGGGAGAAGAAGATAGATGACCTCATTGATGTAATCAACTATACAGCCTTCTTGATAGCGAGGTTGACAACAGATACATAGGTAACCAGATACCTAGGTAAGCATAGAAAACAAGAGTATAGCGAGAAATGTTAGAATGGACAGTATGATGAGAACGTTTCTTATCTTCTCCACCCTTTTTCTTTTCACACCCTTGTAAAGTTTTACTCTTATCTTTTCTCCTACACCAACTTTTTCTTCAGGCATAAAAGATTTTATAAACAAAAAGGTATTTAAGGATTATTGTAGAAAAAGAAACGTATGTCGTCTTACGAGTCAAGTGTCAAACTGAAGGGAAGAATTTTTGCAAAACTGTATAATGGAGACGGTGTTTCACTGATAGCGTACACTCCAAACGTTATAACCACAACCGGTATCAACAACCTGATACGAAAGGCTGTTGGACAATCTTCTGGACAGCCTGCTGGTGCACAGTTTGTTGCAGTCGGAACAGGTGCTGGAACAATCTCTGCAGGCTCGACACTTCTTGCCAACGAAATAGACAGGATTAGTGCTTCATATTCTGAGCCTGCCTCTGCACAGTGGATGGAGGATGCAATCTTTGGCCCAGGTAGAGCGATTGGAACGATTACGGAAGCAGGATGCTTTAACTCTCTAAACTCTGGTGCAGGTGTAATGTTGGCGGGACAAAATCTTAATGTTACAAAGACTTCAGCGGACACGTTGGAAATACAGTGGATTTTCAGCATATCCTCATAGCAGTCTCATATTTTTTCCTTTATGAAGGAAAACGTTTATTTACTGCAATGTTAAACATATTTATTGATGACCGTAAAACTGCTTTCTGTTGAAATGGACAATGTTAGAGTAATATCGAACGGTCAAGAGGAATATTATACAATCTATCCTAAAAGCAAGAGTATAACCTTTTCTCAACTGAAGAGTATTATTAAGGAGATGAAAGGCTACAATTTTGTTGGCGTGTCAGTTGACAGGCGAGGACTGTTCCTCATCTTTTCCAAGCNCAAAAACTATTCTTCCGAAAACAGTTCAATGNCNTCTTCTACTTCGCTCCAGTCTTCGAAGGCATAGTCTGCTTTAATCCAATGTTTTTTGTTATAGTCTTTCTTAAACAATAATCTTATCCCCTTGAATCCTCCCATTTCAACCCAAAGGTCTTCTATCATCACGTCAGTGTCTGAAGAATATTTTTGCACTTTATAGTCGAAGGGAATAAACTTTATTGGAACAATATCATGTAATGGTGTATTCTCATACCATTTTTTTACCGCTTCCCTTTCCTGTTCTCTTGTCACAATCTTGACATCATGTCCGTCTTCTACAAGCTTCAAGACCGTTTCAACAGCATTTGGATAAAATTGGATTTCATCAGAATGTTCTCTCCAGACAATACTATACCATTTCCCCTTTTCTATTTCGTCAAACGGTTTCCCACTATATTTTTCCATAAGCTCTGGAGTGTTCACGAGCGTTCCATCCAAGTCCACTACTATATTCATATCCTATCATCGTCTGAAAAGATAATTTAAAGTTTACGTTTCAAGTTTTCTATTATCTTCTTCAACTGGTCTTCCTTCTTTTTCCCACCTTCTTCCTTCTCTTCTGTTCTTGCACCTTCTCCACCGCCCTCTTCTGGTGCTTTTGGTGCTCCCTTTTCTGTTGGAGGAGGCGATGGTGGAGGCTTTTCTCCATGAGGTGGTAGAGGCAATTCCATTCCACCTTCTCCTTCTTCCTCCTCTTCCTCATATTCTTCTTTAGGCTTTAGACCAAGCATTGTCCTAGCCTCATTCGTGTCTATGATACCAGACTTTTTCAAGTTGATGATGAGAGGAACTTTGCTTGCAAAACTTTCTTCTCGTACAGGCTTCCACACAATCTTTGGAACACCGAACTCGTCCATGAGAACCTTTGCCATTTCACCGTAGAGGGAATACATTATTTTTGGGAAAAGGTCTTGCTCAAGCTGAGAGGCGATAGAGTTTCTTATACTCTGAATAAACGTGAAATATGCTTCTTGAACCATCTGAGCCGTGTTACCCTGATACGCTACTTTACCGTTTCTCATTGTCACATAAAATCCTGTTGATGTGCTGAAACAGTAAACTTTACCTTTATAATGTTCTTTTATAATCCTATTTTTTGGAACATATTTCAGTTTCCTCTTTGAGACAAAAATCCTGTAAACTCTTCTCCTATTACCTCCTCTCTTGTCATCATGATATGAAATGCTTGCCGAATAACCTAATTTGACCGCTATTTCAAGAAAGTCTTTTGCAAGTTGCTCTGACGTAGTATAATATGTTATTGAACCCTTTTTGTCAATACTTNCATCTCCTAATATCATGCTGTCGAAAAGTATCTTCAACTGTCTCTTTGAAAGGTTCTTATATTTTGGTGGAATATGTTTGTTATAGCATCTTTCTCCAAAGTTTGAGGAGAGAAATGTACACAACTGTTTTCCGTCAACATTCCATCTGACACAATCTTTGTCCTCGTATTCATGATAATGGAAGGAAAGTTTTGAAAGAATAGTTCTTATCTTCTCTATTTTCTCAACATTCTTTTTCGTCTGTGCGATTGTGAGAAGATGATGGTTTACTGTATCCATTCTGCCTTCAGAAAGATATATTCCAACAAAAGAAAGGAAATCGTCCATTTCCACTTTAACATTTTCTCTGAACTCTGTCCTAAACCCTTCCTTCAGTTCAATAGAAGGTATAACTTCCCACTCTTCTTCATGTCCCTCCCATTCCATGCTATTTGGTAATATAAGCTGTGAGCCTATAATGTCTTCTGCATGACCTGTCAACCATTTTCCATCCAAGTTCTTTTTATAGACAATCTTATGTTCTGGTGTGACAGCAATGTCAGTGTTCTTGTCAACAAAATGTATGATTTCACCGTCATAATCGTAGGCATATAATTTGATTGGTTTCTCCAACCATGCTCTACCACTTTCAGGCTCGTAAACTACTATCTTTTCATCCTCCTTCACCTCATTATGAAGTTTCCAACCGTTTTCTGTTAGAACATAAGTGTCTTCAACATAACATGCTCTATTGAGTCCTTCTGGTGCGACAAAATGTTTTGGAACAGTTAAAGCATATGCTCTCTGGTTATGTAGCCATTCTAGCCAAAACTGTGTTGTCTGGAGGCCTGAAATTGGTGGGTTGATTGGCTGAACATCTGTTATGAGACCCGTTGTTCTAATGAAGACGTCGCTACCCGGTTTCCTTGAACTGAACGACCTCATTATCTCTCTAAACTGTTCTGCTGTAACCTCAGGGCCTCCTGTCGGCGAACCCACTTTAACCAAGAACATTGGTTTAACGTACACTTTCATAATCTGGGAAATTGTTTCCTCATATTCTTTCAAAAGTTCTTCATGGTAGAGTATTGGCCTCAACATGCTTTCTCCATAGACTGAACCATACATTTCAGTAGAAGGCATATATCTTAAATGAAGTATTTCGTCTGCAAGAAATGTTACTATTGGAACAGCATACAGTTGAGCATATCCCAGCACCGTATTATGTACAAGAATACCTGACTTGGAAAGATAGCTTTGTGAACCTGGTACTTCAAAGTCATATACTACTCCCTCGTAGAATGTCTTTTCTATCTTCTTAACTTTTGCTATAACAAAGTCTCCGTAGGCGGATGCTCTTGTCTTTTGTTTAACTCCTTCATCCCACTTTAATATGTCCAATGGTTCAACGAACGCTTGAATAGTATAATCTGGTCTTCCTTTATCCTGTTTCATGTTGAGAGATGCGACTATTCCAAAACGTTTGAGAAGAAGAACCAGGTCTTCTGCCAATCTCTTGTCTCTTGTGAAGTATTTGAAACATGTTCTTGTGTTCTTATGCCATCCGTCTCCATCCCAGAGACCTTTAACAAAATATTTCAGTTGCGAAAGAGGTAGAGTATACAGCCAAGAAGGTAATTCATTTTTCTTAGGTAACAGGAATTTGCATAGAGAATAGAGTATATGATTGTAAATGGAGAGACAAGGAAACGAGATTGGTTTTTTCTGTTCCTTCCATACGATTCTCTTCTCGGTTAACCTTTTGCTGAACTTTATATTGTTCTCTTTAAGCCATGTTTCTAAGAAAACATTATTTTTCACTGAATCTCCTGAAAACAAAATTATTCCCGTCCTCTTTTTATCTGTTGAAAGACATCCATCAGATATAATGAGACCGAGAAAATAAAGTAGACCATTTGATTCAACTCTATCTTTCATTTTCGCTTTCGAGTGCCAAGATATTACTATGGCATCTTCTGGTATAGGAACATTGTTTTCTTTGATAAAGTCAAGTGGTAGAATATGTTTTTTCCTGTAATGATTATATTCTTGTCTAGGATATTTGATACCCCTTCTTTTAAGATACTCAATCACTTTATCTTCATATTCTTCAACTTTAAGAGACTGTGATTGTATACCAAAATTGTGTAACTCTTCAACGTTCATGTTTTCCATAAAAACTTTTGAAACGCTAACGTTTAGAGGAATTTCTTTAAAAACAGGCAACTTTCTTGAAATTAGAACATAATCTCCTTCTCTAATTTCTCTTGTCTCCTTTAATTCAAGTTCTCCAGGAAACACATGATTCCTATATTTTGGTTTCCAAGTGAAGACACTATGGTTTCCTGTCGCCTTCACCGTTGAACCGTAAACAGTATGAATAGTGTACATGTCTCCTGAGTAATAGTGTTCTATAAGATATGGTGAGATGTTGAGGACAACCTTGTCTTCGTCCATGCTTGGAAGAATGAAAGGATGCCGTATCAATCTTGTCTCGCTTGAGAGGTTGAAAACGTTTTCTTTGGAAGCATTCTGTTTAACATAATCTTCTAACGTTTCAAGAACAAGCCTTCCATCATTAAAGAATATAAGCCTCTCATCTGGAGGATGTGAACCCCACGCATCCCTTCGCACTCTCATAAAATATGGGTCTAAAGGTTTTAGTCTCACTATTTCACCGTATGGGTTTATTAGCTCGTGGTCGGGATAAAGTTCCTTATGTTTTTCTGCAACATCCATTCTGTCAGTGTACCATACCTTTTTACCGTCAGCACCTTCTATCTCATACGATGGCTTCAACTGTTCAAGGTCATGGTCTTGAGATGTGCACATCCATACTCTGACAATTTCACAGTATGCGTTTCCGAACGTGAGCATGTCTCTTACAAGAATCTTTAAAATGTTTATGAAATCGTGTCTTCTTAGAAAGTTCATCATGTCCTCTATAACCATGTCAATGGGATAGTCGAGTTCAAATCCTCCGCTTGTACACATCATCGTGTGAAGGTCTAAAGTGGCACGAATGAAAGGGTCTTTCGTCATATACTCTCTGTACTTGGAATAGTCTTCTATTGGAACGGCACCCCAAACCTTCTCCCATACTGAAACATAAGGATATGTTATGAGACCAAGTCCTACACCTGGAATGTATCTTGTTCCCGCAAAATATGATGCCATAAAAGATTCCCAGTCAAAGTCCCTGTACCATGCTTCACCTCTTTCAGCCTGTCTAACCTGTTCTGATGGAGGCTGTTTATATGATGCACTGAATGTTCTTTTTATCCTGTCTGACACGCCTTTAAAGAAACTCATACTATCTCCATCATCGGAAGTGTTTTATATAAACTTTTTCGCCAACATTTTATCTAACAACCTAGAACTTTGTTGGAGGATGTTACACAAAAAATTTAAAAAGAGAAGGTGGAAAGGAGATATTATGATGTTGAAGATTAGGAGACTGTCTTTCGGTTGGAAGGACATGTTTCACATGATATTAGGTTTTGTTTCAAGGTTCACTATATTTGGTTTCCTGATTGCGTTAGTCTACTTCTTATATCAGCTTCGGGAAAAGGAGGAGGAGGTTCAGACTGTAAAAGATTTGACTGTATTCATTTTCGGATACTGTTTCGCTATCATGGTTCAGCAGTTGGTTTAGAAGGTTTCAAGCAACCATTTCAGGGCATCTATCCAACCTTCATAATATTCATTACGTTCACTATCTTCACTTTTGAACGCCTTCATCTCATCTATTTTGGATAGAATATGTTTTCTTGCTATACAAATGTCTCTTTCAGGATTAAGTGGACAAAAGTATCTAATATGTTTTTTAAGGAAATAGGCACTAAAATCTCTACCACAAAATGGACACTTCATTTAACCGCCTCAAGGAGACTTTCGACTTCAGTCGTGGAGTATCTGACTTAATCTCTTTCCTAAAACTTCCACCCTTCTTCTATACGTTTTGCCGTTTCTTCACTTATTTCTACAAGCTCATATCCGTAGTAATCGTATCCTTTTGACAAATATTCACTCAAAAGTTCATCAAATTCTTCTTCAGTTTCCGCTTCTTGTCTTGCCTGTTCAACAAGTTCATCGTAAGCGTCCTTAGTAAAAAATCCAACACCCCATTCGTCATCATAAACAACTTCAATGTCCGGATTTGATACAAATTCTACTTTTAATTCGTTTATAAGTTTATCAATTTCCTCTAACGCTTCCTCCTCAGTGTCATAAACGCCAACATATGCTCCTTTTCTTACATCATTCAATGTTCCAACACCTATAACCTCATATTCTCTTATAGCCCAAGGCATGATTGATATAGAAAACAATGGGATATTTAAACTTTTTACCAGAACCAGTCTCCTCTCGTTGAAACATCGCTTCCATCGTCTGGAGGAGGATAGTCCCTCCACCTGATTGGAATTGGCATACCATCTTTTAACATCATACCCCATCCCTGTGCATAAAGTGGGAAAGTGTCTTCTTCAAGAAGAATTTTGTAAACGTCTCCACCGAGAAGCTGTAACCTGTAAAATCCAAAATTTTTTCCAGAACATGTTGCAATCGTTTCAACATTAACCCACGTGGGATACTGTACCATGCTCATGTCAAACGTTTTACTTCTTTCACCTATTCCATCTGGAAGCCTGTCAGTGAAAAGTCTTCTCCCCCTCAAATCGTAGAAGTTGAATGTGAAGGGAACAGGTGCCTTGATAACCAGGTACTTGTCAACCGAATTTTTTGTTGTGCTTTCATAGAAGAAAATGACTCTCGTCAATGTAGGAACACCTTTAAAATGATGGAGAAGATGAAGGCGAAAAGTGCTGAATAGAATGCGATTTGAATACTGTTGATTTTCTTCTGAAACTCCTCTCTTCTCTTCATGTCATCATCGTATGAGACAATCTTTTTCTCTATTTCCGTAATCTTCCCGCTCAAGGACTTGATTTCATTATACAATGCCGTAATATCCTCTTCAATGTTTGTCACTTTGGTCTCAATAATGGCTAACCGTTCGTAAACTGATGGGTCTTCGCTCATTTACTTCACCTCAGCAGAAACAAGCCTCCACTGATTGTTAACATTAAAATAAAAGAGCATAACTTCTGTTCCTTCGACAACAACTTTTATAGCAAACTGGTTAGGCTCATATGCTACACTAATTTCTGGAGAATGAAGGTTTATGCTTTCAAGGAACTCGTACATCTTGTTCCTCAACAGTGCTTCAGCATCAATTTGTGTCATGTCATTTAAAGAGGATGGGATAGTATACTTGCTTCTGTTAATCTTGTCCTCAAACGTTAGACCGAAAGTGTATGCTTCAGAAGGTTTAAGAAAAGGTTCTGGAGGTTCAACTTCAGTCTCAGGAGGCTGTGTTTCTGTTGGCGTTTCAACTCCAACTTCTGGTTCTCTTTCAGGAGATTCTCTAACATGTTCTATCGGTTTCTCAACTTCTGTTCCCGTTATAGGAGGAAACTCTGGTTCTTGCTCAAAATATCCTCTCTGTACTCCAAACCTTTTTTCAACTTCAGTGAAAGGTTTTGTTGGATTATGTGTCAGCTTCTCCATCTGCTCTAGAATGCTTTCCAGAACCTCAACCATCTCTTTTGAACTCATTATACAATTCTATCTGTCCTTTTTTATTTAAACCTTTCTGAAGAGAAAATTTAAATACTTGAAGGTATAACAGAACTTGTATGTCCACACAAGATGTTCTAGCGAAAATGGAGCCTGTCCTCGAAGTAGTAGGATGGAGTTTTCACGTGCCAAAAGAGGCTACACATCTTACTGACGATGAAATTCAAATTAATGTAAATTCACTATGGCCGGGAGGTGCTGGTGTAGTAATAGAGAGGAGACCAGATGGAGAAATATATATCATCAATTTGGGAGAAGTTGTTGGTGCAGTAGATGAAATCCTTGACGCATGGTATGACCTTTTCCTTTTCATGAACGACAACTTTAGCATTTGGAAAACCTATACTGGGAGAATGAAACTTCATTACTTTGATTCTGAAGGAAATATTCAGACCATAGATGAGCCAAATCCAAGAGCCGATATGGAAGATGCTATTGCAGAACTGTTGGAGGAAGCGGGAAGAAAGTTTGAAGAATGCAAGTGAAAAGAAGGTGATACTNTGAGCACAACCGATGCATTCCAAAAGGACACGGAAGGAGCGTTATGGTATCCTGACTTAAGCAGATGGGTTGTAGAAATAACCTTACCATGTGAAGTATGGGATGAAATTCTTAAAGCAATCGATGAAGCATTAAAGGATGTAGACAAACTTTTAACATATTGGAAAACTGAGTAAAAAAGTTTAGGAGAGGTAACACCAGACTGGTGAACCAGAATCGCCGCCTGCACTCTTCATATCACTTATTATCACGTCCTCGAATGTTGCAACATAGTTTCCGTATGAAACGTTCACTACTCCTGCACTGTCAAGGACTGTTCCACTTGTCTTGCATGTTGTCCTACCCGTCTTATATACTGTTATACCCTCTTTTGCTTCAGCAACCTTGTCGAATGGTGGAAGAGGAGAGTATCCTTCTTGTAGAATGTTGGTCATCTTGCACACGATAGTAGAGGTTTCTGAGCCTGCGAAGAGGAGGCCTATTGAGGCAATATTGTTCAAGTTGTCTTCGTCAAAAAGCCTGTTTTCAAAATATGATGGAAGGAATGGTATAGCGACAGCGAAATCGATTTTATTGAAGGTTGGTCGGATAACGGGTTGGAGAAGAGTTTTTCTTCCAAGAAGGTTGGAGAAGAAATTGTATGTGCCACAAACTATTTTTCCAATTGGACAATTGCTTTTGTCACCTAATGGTATAATCGGTTTATGCCAAAGGTATGTTGCAACCCAATCGTCTATCGTGCCTGAATCATAACTATTTCCACTCCATATTGGATTTCCATTTCGTCTTACCATTAGAATATGGTTTGGAACAGTAACATCGTAGACAAAACCTTTATAATCTACTAATTTAGGGCTTTTTGTTGTTCGAGGTGTTAAATTTCTGTTCACAACACCAACCCAATAAATATCATGTTTTCTGTCATAGGTTACTTTTCCAGATAATCCAATTTTTATCAATAATTCCAGAACATCGTCTGCCAATTGCTTTGATTTTGTCGCATACCTTCTAAATGCCCCTCTATATTTTTCTCTATATCCAATATTTTCTTTTATTTCGGAAGAAACAAAACTACCATCCCCTTTAAATAATGTGGTAAGTAACATTCTAATTTTGTCGGGAGACAATTGTTTAAATTCTTTAGGAATGAATTTATCTTTCGCATGACCAAATTGAAGGAGATAATGATATAGTTGTTTAGAATGGAAAGATACGCTTCCATGTTCTTCTCTAACATTCGGTCGCCAACCAATTTGTTTTATAATATCAGCTATTTCCTTCAAATTTTCTTCATTACACTGTCTTATTGATATGAGGTAGTCGCCATCTTCTGCTTTTGTTCTGCCCAGAGAACCTTCTGAAATCCACCAACCAAAAAATTTTAGCCACAAATCCATAGGTATTTTATCTATTTGCTTTGTGTTTACTCCATCAACTTTTGGTAGCTCAAAATATTCTTTATTTTCGCCTTTCCATATTCCTGTCTTCGAAAATTCGATTTCATAGTTAAGCAAATCAGATGCTTTTCTTAGACTCCAATTGTTTTCTCCTTTTTTAGAAATTTTCTTTCCTTGTTTTCTAGAGTGTATTCTGCACCAAACATTATGTTCTGGAGTAACCAATAAATTATACATTTGCCCCTCCCAAAGAACCATTTTCCCCTCATAATAGTATTTCCAGACTTTAGTAGGTTTTTGGTATTCTATTTCATTTGTCTTCGGATTCAATGTCATTATTTCTTCCTCTCCTGTTATTTCAGAAAATCTCTTCCAACCTTCTCTTGTCAAAACTTCTGTATCTTCTGAATAACATCCCGGCTGAAGTATTTTCCTCCATTCTATCTGCTCAGGTTGCTTGGAAGGGTCTCCGTCTGTGAAAACATGGGCATTAGATGACACGACAACATTACCACTTTTATCCTTCATTAAGAACGAGCACGAGTTATGAACAACTATGTTATTTGCTATGAAATTATGTTCTTCCCCATCTATTTCTAAATCATAAGTGTTTTCTTTACCCAAATATTTTATTTCTATTATTCTATCAAGCCCAAAGGGTTCTGGAACTTTAAAACTAGATGAAATATGTAGACCGCCTTTTAGTCCTCTTGATTTTCTAAGAGTAGGCAAATATATATCAAGAGAATATATATCTCCTTCAATTATTCTTCCATCTTTCATGACAGAATGTCTTTTTCTGTAACGAATACCAGTAGTTCTCCAACCCACCATTTGAGATAAGAATTGTATTTGTTTCAGCAATTCATAATTGCAGATTTCAATACCATATCTTATTTCACTTGTTTTTGATTTGTGTTTATAGCCATCCCCAAATATGAAACCTTCGATAAAACTTTTTATCTGTTCTTTTGGAAGTTGTAACACCCAATCAGGTACTTTTTTGGTGTGTGCATTGCCAGAGAATCCAAGTTTTTCTATTAACTTTGCTAAATATGTTGAAGTTATTAAAACGCTCTTTTTCCTTTCAGAGTATCTACTATATATTCCGTATTTCTTTAGTTTTGAAATTAGCTCGTTTGCCTTTTCCTTATTTCCTTCAGATATTCCGACAGCTTTTGCTTGTTTGTGCCCATTACGAAATATATAACCATCGGCAAGATAGTATCCAAAGAACCACATTAAATCATTATCAGTTTCTTTCGGTAAGTTTGGAATAACTTTCATACGAGCTTCTTTCTCAATATCTGGAAGTTTATACGGCTTACCATCAACAGGACTTTCTTTAAGCACGACTATGTAATCTCCAGACTTCAACTCCTTTAGACTAGCCCATGTCAAGCCCCATCTATATTGTTTTGGTACATGTTTTCTGGAAATCCAATTATCGACAGTACGTCTATCAATATCTATTAAGTCAGCTATCTTGTAATCAGGATATGATTTCTTTCTCAATTCCAACGCCCTCTTATATTTTTCGTAATATTCATTTCTAACTTTTCTTGCAACTAGAAATGGATGGTTATCTGTGGCCTTTATCTCTCTCCCAGTCTGAGTTCTAAGTAAATAAACATCTTTTACACCATTGTCGAAGACAGTTTTTACCTTTCTTTTTACTATTCCGTTGTCGTCAAAAACATAGACCATATCTCCTTCTTTAAATTCAGTTATTGTTTTTATTTCAGGATTTCCGAGAACCAAAGTATCTTTAGTTAGACAGCCTGCTGTTATTCTCTCATTNCCGATGCTTACTCCTAAAACCACTGGCCTAACCTTTTCAGTTTTTGAAGCAACCTTTGCTTTAGGGAGGGGAAAAAATGGCAGTATCTTTACTTCACCAATTTCCACTACATCGGTTTTGATGCCGTCAATAGAGGAGGGGATAATGATGTCGCTTGTGAGATAGTCTTTTGGAACTTTCTTTGAAACATATATTCTTAGACACGGTTCTTCAGTCTCTTGGCCGCCCACAATCTTTTTCTGGTANTTGAGACTGAATCCGACAACGTTTGGATAGGTTTTCCATATCTCTTCAAGAACCTTTCTATGCTCGTCTTTTATTTTATCTTTTGGCATGTCATATCCTCTAAAACGGTGACTTAAAAGGTTTTCTCATAGAAAAGTTTATAAAACACCATTATCTTGTCCACCTTGAACGGTGTACGTGAATGGGAGAATGTCTTAAAATATATGTTCCAAAGGACAAGATTCTAAACCTGTTAGAATGGGACAGCTATCTTCTTGGCACGTTGGTAACATGGTCTGGTATGCGTTGGCAAAGTTTTCTCGAAGACTTTCTAGAAGATGAGTCTAAAACCTTTCAATATGTTGTTACACCAGATACTCTTGCAGAATATCTTATGAAATCGAATAAGAGGCTAAAGTTTCGTGAATTCTTTGTTGAGGCAATAAGGTACAAGATTGTTTTCGCAAGCGAATATTATGAAGACGTTAGAGACGAGTTGAAAGACTATGTTTCCCTCACCGCACTATTCTCTCTCTTCTCTGACCTTCTAAAAAAGCTTGCGGCCAAAGGAGATGTTGAGACAGAACTCAAAAATCTTATTTCTTCATTAGGATGATAACATGTTTGTATGCAAACTCTGCAATTTTAGGACAAAGCATTCCTCTTCAATGGTAAAACATTTGAGAAACGAGCATAAGTACACGTATGAAAGGATAAGGAAAGAGTGGAAGAATGTTGTGGAAGAAAGGAATGTTGTGGTCGTAAAAGATGAGATAGACGTTATTTTAGAGAACGTGAAAAGGCTATGATTGTAGTAGACTCGAGGGAAGCGTCTGCAAAAAATGTTAGAAAGTATATTCCTGACATATCAGTTGAAACGTTGGAGGTGGGAGACTATATCATTTTTGGAAAAGAAAAGAACCTGATTATTGAAAGAAAATCTGTTCAAGACCTTCTCGCATCCTCTTTTGACAGGCTGTGGGAACAGTTGAAGGCACTGTCTAATGCAAGAGAACAGGGTTACGAACCCTATGTCCTGATAGAGGGAGAATATGTTTACAATCCTGTGGTCAAGAAGCCTACCACCTTACACGTGCTCTTTAAAACCAATCCAGAAAAAGAGAAAATGTTTTATTCGATAGTGTATGCTGTAAGCCAATTTGATGTCCACATACTCTTTTCATCCAATTTCGAGGGCACATGTAATCTTCTAAAATATTTGGACGAGAAACTTGGTATGGGGAAAGAGAAGAGGGAGTTGCCTGAAAGAAGAGGGTTTAAAAAAGATTGGAGTGTGGAAAAGAAGAGAGAATATTTGCTTGAAGCGTTTGGGCTAGAGTTTGCGAAAGCCTTCAAGAACGTTACATTGAAAGACCTGTTAGAGAGCCCTCTTTCGAGAGAAAAGGTTTTGGAGAAACTTCCTAAACATTTTTTAAGCGGTAGAACAATTCCATCTAAAAAGCTTGAAGAGTTTCTTGACGTCATCGGATACGATAAAGTTTAAATAAGACACTTATAAAGTTAATGGGATGAAAGATTATGGGTGAAAAGAGAACAGAGAAGGAGGAAAACGAGTTTGTGAGCAAAGTTGAAGAACTTGCACCAACAGAAGAAGTTTATTTTGAGCCAACTCCAGGATTCGGTCAGTGGGCGAAATTTTTTCCAGAGGCGGCTAAAGCACATCCTGCTAAAGCCAATCTCAATCTAATCAACTTTCTAATATTAGAGTACACTAAACCGGGAGATGTTATCCTAGACCCTATGGCTGGAACATATTCTACATGTGTTCTTGCAGTATTGAATGGAAGACATGGTATTGGAGTAGAGTTGGAGGAAAAGTTCTATAAATGGGGTTTGGAGGCGAAAAAGATTGTTGAATCGTCTCCGACTGTTGTCCCAAAAGGGAAAATGGTTGTTTTACAAGGTGATGCGAGAAAACTTTCTGAAATCTTGAAACAAGTTGACTTTGACGCTATTATAACAAGTCCACCTTATACAAACTGTGCATTTGAAAACCCAAATGTAATTGAACTTCAAAAGAAAGGATGGGTGCATGGTGGCGACATTTCAAAATTTTTTCAAAATCCTATAAGCGAGGACAATCTTGAAAACCTACCATTTGGAAACCTAAAAAGTTCAGATGGAAGAAAACAAGGTCAGAGAGCACCAATTTCTTACTCAATAAATACAGAAAACATTGGTAACCTTTCACATGGAAACATAGATACTATCATCACTTCTCCACCGTATGGAGACACTTATCTTGGCGGAGGCAATCCTGAAAAGAGGATTGAACGGTTAATTCAAGAAGGATATAATCCAAAAGATTTTGTGAGAGGAACGTCAGCAAATGCTCTTCTAGAACATTATAGTGAGAAAAGAGAAAACATTGGTAATCTTCCATACGTTGATGTGATAGTATCAAGTCCACCATATGCTGATACCATTAAAGGTTCTGGAAGAACACGTGAGGAGGCATTGAAGAGGATGATTGAACAGGGGAAAGACCAGAGATTGAAGTCTTTTCTTGGAGAAGCAAACTGTCTGAAATGGCAAAATGAGGGTGTGTCAAGAAATCCTGACAATATTGCCAACTTACCTTTTGTTGATACAATTATAACCTCTCCACCGTATGAGGCAAGTTTAGAGGGAACATCAAGACACACGAGAGGTGGTATAGCGTCAAGAGACCCTGCTTTGGCACAGACAGGCTCTTATGCGACAGTAATGAGTTTCGGTGTTCCAGTCGGATACTCTCCAAACCCAGACAATATTGGAAACCTAAAGAGTTCAGATGAAGAATACAAGATGTTAGTTGATGGTATAATCACATCTCCACCCTATGCCAATACATCATTACAAGATTATGGTAAATCAAATAAAGCACTTCTTGAATTTGAAGCAGAAGTCAGAAAATCTTTTAAAGAGAAGGGCTATTTTGAATACAATGGAAAAAGATATACAGAAAAAGAGTGGCGTGAAATAAACAAGGGGGAGCTTAAACCAAGAGGTATACCTGAACTGTGGGCTAAAATTCTTAAAAACAGACAAGATAGTGGATACAATACTGCTAATCCTGAAAATATCGGCAACCTACCAATCTTGGATGAAGAATATAAGATATTGATTGACAGTATAATTACTTCACCACCTTACGCTCATGAATCGACTGCATCAGAGCCCACGAAATTAGAGAAGGAAGGTAAGTTCAAGATGGGGCATTCTAAAGAAACACCATATACTGAAGAAAATTATCGTGTATGGTCAAAGCATGTTGGAGGCAATATTGGGAAAAAGAAGTTGATGGTCAGAGTTCCATGCAGTCCAGAGGAGGCAGACTTTCATGATACAAGACCAGAGAGAAAGGGAACAGTATGGGAGTGGACAAAGGAAGTGGAAGCGACGCCAGAAATTGTTGAACAGATACAGAAACAAAAGAATGAGAAGAAGGGGAAAAGTGAGACATATCTTGAGGCAATGTTGAAAGTTTACGGTGAAATGTTCAAGATTCTTAGACATGGTGGTAGGGCAATCATTATAGTCAAACCTTTCGTGCGTGGAAAAAGACCAATTGATTTACCATATCATACTTGGCTACTGATGAAAAAGGTTGGGTTCAAACTTGAGAAAGTTTACAAGCTAAGGTTGCAGACAAAATCGTTCTGGAGAATATTATACGAGAAACGTTATCCTGAAGTGCCAAAGATAAGACATGAGTGGGTTATTGTCGCAAGAAAGGAGTAAATAAGTTTATATATTACTGTGGTATGAAAAATTTTAAGTATGAGCCTTACACCATCATTTTCTCTAGCATTAGACCGAAACTATGAAGTTGTAAACAGGTACAAGAGTACAACTTTTACAGTCTACGCCAACTCTCTTTTAGGTTTTGCTTCAACTGTGAGCCTATCATGTTCTGTTGTAAGCGGTTCAGGATGGGCTGGAACAATCTCTTTTGACAAAACTTCTCTCACTCCATCAGATTATGCTACTATGACGGTTAACGTTGGAAGCACTGCACCAGGAAACTTTACGTTAAGGGTTTCAGGAGTAAGTGGTTCAACAACAAAGACAGTAGATTTAACACTTGTAGTTCTTCCAGCGACACAGTATACTCTGGGAATGACCTTCAGAGACTCAAACGGGAAAGCGATAAACAGTTTTATTGTAGACGAGAACTCATCATATTCTTTTGTCATAAAAGTTTTTCCAGTCGACATAGACACTTACCCAAACAACGTGAACCTCTCATATACTCTTGAAAGAAGCGACAGTGGTGTTACAGTCTCATTTAATCCCTCCACCTTATCTGGTGGTTTCACAAAAAATTCTCCTGCGACATCGAATGCGATGATAACGATAACAACATTATCTTACATAAACAACATCATCTATATTACTGCAACAGATGCCTCCAACAGTTCAATTTACACGACAAACGTAATATATATAGAGAAAAGGTATCCTGCCTCTCTTGACTTGGACAATCCTCCTGGGCCACCTTCTCCGCCGACAGGATTGACTGCGACAGGGAAACCGGGTTCAATTCTCCTCACATGGAATGCTAACAGTGAAGCCGATTTTGACCATTACGAGATTTGGAAGGGGACGTCTTCTGGAGGAGAATCTTTCTTCTGCAACAGTGCTTCAAACAGTTATGTTGACATTAACGTTTCACAGGGCAACACCTACTATTATAAGGTGAAGGCAGTAGATAGGGTGGGAAACAAGAGTGACTTCTCTAACGAGGCAAGTGCATCTCCCCTTCCAACAGACATTGATATTGTTCCAGGACCTCCTTCTGTGCCACAGAATGTTACAGCAGTTGGAGTAGAACTTGCTGTAATAGTCTCATGGTCTCCTAACACTGAAGCAGACCTTGACCACTATGAAGTGTGGAGGGGAACTTCTTCTGGTGGTGAAACATTTTATGCGAACACTGGAAACACTCGTTTCGTAGACTATGCTGTCTCTCTTGGTGTAACATACTATTATAAGGTTAGGGCAGTAGATTTTGCGGGAAACAAAAGCGGCTTTTCTAGAGAGGTTTCAGCCTCTCCTATTCCTCTCAAGTCATTGGATTTGAGCATTGAAGTCAAGCCATGGGTTTCTAACCTCAAAATTTGGGAAGACAGTTCCACGAGAGGAAAATTCTATTGGGCGGCACAAGATGGTTCATCTGATGCGACAATCACTTTCGCTGACGGNACAANGAGGACNATAACAAAGAATTTGACGGGGACAACATTCGCAAACGGTGTATGGTACTTTTATTGGACAGATGCTGACACACTACTTCACTATTCTCAAACATACTCTGATGCTGTTGGCGTTGGAAAAGGTTTGGTTGCAATCGCAGACGTGAACACAAGCCTTGGGCCAAGCACAATACTCATGTTCGATTCATATAAGCCTACAATCGGTTCTGGTGTAATTCAAGCAAACAGTATAATAGGTAACATGATTCAAGCGGGAACTATAACAGCAGACAAGTTGAGAGTAAAGGGAATATTTCTTGATTCCTTCACATGGTACAATAATAATCCGTCAGCAGGATATATTGCATGGTCTTCTGGAAACATTATATACAATGGTACAACATATCCTATTTCCAGTGGCTACACTAATAAAGTTTATGTTATCTGGAATGTTGGAAGCACAAGTTTTACTACATCCAATGATGCCCCAGCAGGCGGTGAAGGCGTCTTTCTTATTGCAATAAACGATAATGGAACATATCATTTGGCAGAGAATATGACACGAATAGAAGGTAATATGATTAGAACGGGAAGTATTAAAGCTGACCAGATTGCGGCAGGTGCAATAACAAGTGATAAGATAACATCTGGTCAAATATATGGTAAGGACATTAGGACGGCACAGAATGTTGGAGAAGTGGGTGGGCCTGCTGGTATAAGGATGACGCCTTCGGAACTTGCGGGATACAGTGGTGGAACGACTAAAACATGGTATGCTCTATCCAGCGATGGTAAACTTTATGCTGGCGGGGGGAAAGTTGTTCTTGATGGTGAAGGATTAAAACTTTATAGTGGTACAACTTTAGTTGGGAAAGCAGACGACCTTGGATATACTGTTTACGATTCTTCTGGAGGCATTAAAGCACAGTTAAATACAAGTGGCATAACAATTTATGGAAATTATATTTTCATAAAAACATCTGACGGAACATGGTATGGTGTAATAAATGCGGCACCTAATGAACTTCAGATTTCTGGTATAGGTTCGTCTACGACTATTGTTTTAAACGCTTCTGCTGGGGTTGAGATTGCAACTTATTTGACCGTAGACAATAATATATATCTTCCAGCCGCTACAACTGGCAAAGGGATTAAGACTTCATCTGGAGACTTATTACTTACACCAACGCAACATATAAGAGCGCATGGTCATATTTATCCAAGTAACGGTACCGGAAGAGACTTTTCTAATGCTTGGGATTTAGGCACTCCAACTAACACATTTAGAGACGTATATGCATCAAAATTTTATGGTACAGTTGGTTTACCGCATCCTCTGAAGAGACCTTTGAAGGGATTAGATGATTTGAAAGCAGTACAGTTTAGGGAAGACGGTTTACCTCTTGAGAAAACCCTGCCAACACACATCGCTAACGAAATTGATGAAGTCAGAGAAAGGATAAAGAGAGAGAAGATTGTAGAAAAGCCAAGAGAAAACAGGGGACAAGAGATAAAGTCTCTTGAACTAACAGAAGACGATGAAAA